GTTGCCGCGATTGTGGTAGGGCTTCCATACCCATATATCATTTCCGTTCGCGTCTTTTTCCTTGACGCGCCGCTCAAGACGCAGCTCGATGCCGTATGTCACAATATTGAGGTTCACGGTCAGAAAAAACATCGGGCGATGTGCATCGCCGACATGCGCGGGGGCGGGTAATGTGAAGGTGGTCAAGGATTCAAAATACCCTTTGGGAATCCAGCGGTTGGGGTTGCTTTTATTGGCGATCAGATCAATGTTGCCCTCCCAATACACCGTCACTGCGTTTTGCACCTGTCCGACAATATTCCCCGCGCTGACGGTGCCGTTGAATCTGGCATTACCTTGTTTATCGACCCAGACCACGGCGTTGTTGGCATTCTTTGCGCCGCTGCCAATCCACAACGGCCAGGTGCCGACGTTGGAGATTTCGACGCGGAACTCGGTGGGATTGGCCACCTGCCCCAGTGCATTGAGGGTGTGGGTTTTGAACGTGCCGCCGTTGATGGTGCCCGCATTGGCGGTAATGGCAGACAAGGTATTGGTGGTGATCTTGTCAGCGGTAATACTGCCATCGACCAGTAACTGGCCGGTGATGCCGACCGTCGATACGCCACCGACCGTGCCGACCACAAAGGGGTATTTCAGTTGCGAGGTATTGTTCCCCGGCGTGTAATACGGGGACACAATCGCCATGCGGTCAGCCATGATGATGAAATCAGACCCGCCCGTCTGGGATGCCGACAGGGCAATCCCGGCGATGACGGGTTTTCCGCCGATGGTGCCTGCGTTGATTTTCACCGAATAACTGGAATACCAACTCCCGTACATGGAGTTGTGCTCACCCGCCACAACGTTGAACTGCTGTTGCAGGGAGGCGAATTGATTGTTCTTGAAGGCTTCGACCTGGGTGCTGGCGAGCGCGGAGGCTTCGGACGCGGTGACTTTGGTATTGACCTGTTGTTGCACCACGCCGATGCTTTGGTTAACTTGGGCCAGTATCAGGTTCTTTTGCTCGACACGGGCTTCCTCGGCGGTGGTTTCCACCTCGATGATCTTGTCGGTCAGCGCCGTGTTCAGCGCGTCATCAGCATTGGTGAATTGGGTAATCAGGGCTTGTTTGGTCGTGGCCAATGCGCTCTCGGCGTTGGTCTCGACGGTATCAATGCGGGCGTTGATGGCGAGCTTGGTCACCTCCCCCTCTTCCACAATCTGTGCGTGCAGGGAGGTCAGCGCTTCTACGCGGGCGCTCACTTCATCGGCAATGGCCTGATTGATCTGCTGGTACTGCGCCTGCATGCTGGCATCCGCCGTATCCACGCGGGCGAAGAGTTCGGTGATCTGTTCGGCGATGACGTTGTGGATGTTGGTCAGCAGGGTGATTTCAGTATGCGCGCGACTGATCTTGTCGCCGTGGTCGCGGCTGATGCCTGCCAATTCAAGATCGCGCAGGGTATTTTCGATAATGGTCTCGGCGTTGAGGCCGATCAGGTCGATCAGTTCCTGTACATCCTTGAGCGCGGGGGATCCCTGAATCTCGCCGATGATCTGTTCGATATCGTCACGCAGGCGTTCCAGATCATCGAGCGTCATTTGCGGTTCGGGCGGGCGCTGGCGCGACGGGGGCGTGCCTCGGAAGCGCTCGCCGCCATCGCCGAGACGGTGGATCCGGCCTTGTTGGTCGCGGAACTTGGTCATGGGGCGTGGGCCCTCAATCGTTCGTATGCGGCTTCACAGGCAAGTCCGGAGATGCGCCGTTGGTCAGCGTCTGCCGCGTAGATTTCCGCCAGTTCATCAAGCCGTCCAAGCAGCTTGGCGAGCAGGTCGGTGGCAGCGGCGGCTGTCTCGCACTGTCCGGCAGCGGTGGAATCATCGGCGCTGGCACGCTGACGGGCGGCATACTCGGTGGCGAGGTCGCGCACGCGCTGATCAGCAGCGCGGCGGGCAGCGTCGGCCACAGCCGCCAGTTTTTGTTCGGTGTCATGATGGAGTTGCTCCAAGTCAGAGATGCGGCGTTGTTCGATGGCGCGGACGTCGGCCAGGGCTTGATTCAATGCGACGGCGTGGCGTTCGTGGAGGCGGGCCAGGTCGCGCTCGGCGCGGTCGCTGCGGGCGTTCCAGCCGGACAGGAATGCGCCGATGGCGAGCAGGACAATGCCAATGGCGAGAAAGCGGTTCATGGCGCGCGTCCTTCACATAAAGCCCGCTCATCGGCGCGCCTCAAGACCAGACCGCGCAGTTCGCGGCTACGGGCGTATTTCCAGCGATCAAGCTCGGCGCACGCGCCGGGCCAATCGCCGGAGCGGGCTTTGCGTTGCAGGGTGGAGCCGCAGACCACGCGGGCACCGATATTGAACGCCGCCGAGATCAGGGCGGCTTCGACATGATCGGGCTTGTCCATCGGCAAACAGCGCGCCACGTCCCGGCGGGCGATTTCAAGATCGGCTTCCAGCAGCGCATTGCATTCTTCAAGGGTGTAGCGCTTGTCTTCGATGATGTCAGGGCCGGTATGGCCATAACAGACGGTCAGCACGCCGACCGTGTCCCGATAGGGGGCGTGGCGTTTGCCCTCCCACTTCATGACAAACGGTGCCGACAGCGCCAGCACCGCCACGCTGCCGCCCCAGATGATGGCCTGGCGGATGTGTGTATTCATGACAGGCTCCTGTCATCGTCCAGCAGTCGTTTCAAACGCCGCACTTCAAGCAGGTGCAGTTCCTGCTTGCGTTGCTCCTCGGCCTGTTTGCGCTGCTCGTCCGCTTTCTTGCGCCGATCATCGCGGCGTTTGAAATACAACTGCACCAACAGCCCGCCGAGCGCGGCGGCTCCGCCGCAGAACGCGGCAAATTCGTTGGCGGTCAAGCCGCCCAGCACGGCCACACTGCCGCCTCCCCAGGCGGTGTAGTGTCCGGCGTTGGCAATGGTGGAATCGGCAGAATGGAGCGGCATGCGGGCATCCCCTGATCAATGACGCGCCCATGCTCACACCTTGGCGCGGCAATGCAACGGAGTCCGTTGACTCGCCACGCGGGCGCGCTACCGTGCGGGCATGCCCACGCTCAATGAACCCCAGGCCGCGTTTCTCGAACTGCCGCACAAGTTCCGTGCGTTTGTCGGCGGGTTTGGTTCGGGCAAGACCTGGGCCGGGTGCGCGGCGCTGTGTCGGCACTTCTGGGAACATCCGGGGGTGCCTGCCGGGTATTTCGCGCCGACCTATCCGCAAATCCGTGACATCTTCTGGCCGACCTTGGACGAGGTGGCCGAGGATTGGGGGCTTCGCATCGAGGTTCTGCGCGGCGACAACGAGGTGCGGGTCTATTGTGGCAGGCAATTGCGCGGCAAGATCATCTGCCGCTCGATGGATGACCCGAGGCGGATTGTCGGCTTCAAGATCGGCTATGCGCTGGTGGATGAGATCGACACCATGTCACGCGACAAGGCGCACCATGCGTGGCGCAAGATCATCGCGCGCCTGCGTTTTACCGCACCGGGGCTGCGCAACGGCATCGATGTCACCACCACGCCGGAAGGCTTCCACTTCGTTTACGAGCAGTTCCACGAGCGCGCCGATGACGGCCTGTACGGGATTATCCACGCCAGCACCTACGACAATGCGGCCAATCTGCCGGACGATTACATCGCATCACTGGTGGCGACTTACCCCGAGCAACTGGTGCGCGCCTATCTCAATGGCGAGTTCGTCAATCTGACCAGTGGCTGTGTGTATCCGGCCTTCGACCGCAAGGCCAACAACACCGAGATCACCCACGAGGACGGCGAGCACCTGCACGTCGGGATGGATTTCAACGTGCTCAACATGACCGCGGTGGTCTGCGTGGTGCGGGGTGGTCTGCCGGTGGTGGTCGATGAACTGACCGGCATCCGCGATACCCCGGCGATGATCGACGCACTCATTGAGCGTTACGGACGGCGCGAGATGACGATTTATCCCGATGCCAGCGGCAAGAATGCGCACACGAATAACGCCAGCGTGTCCGATCTGGGATTGTTGCGGGCGCAGCGGCATTTGCGGGTGCAGGTCGGCAATGCGAACCCACCCGTCCGTGCTCGCGTGGTCAGCGTCAACGCGATGCTGTGCAACGCCAAGGGCCAGCGGCGGCTGAAAATCAACGTGGCGCGCTGCCCGGTACTGGCACGCTCGCTTGAACAACAGGCGTACGACGACAACGCCATGCCGGACAAATCCAGCGGGCTTGACCATGCGCCTGATGCCCTGGGCTACTTCATCTACAGCCAATACGCCGCTGCCGACAGCGCCCGTGATCGCCACTCCGTTGCACCGCAGCGCGGGGTGCGGCCTTATAAGCGTGAATGGTTGGAGTATTCCAGCCGCGACACCCTTGATGAACGCAGACGCGAGATGGCGTGATGGATGAGATCGAACAGCAACCAGGCCCCGAACTGACCGAAAAGACCACCGTGGCGCTGGAAGAGCAGGGCGCGGCGCGCGCGTGGCTCAAGCGGATTGAGGATGCGCGCAAGTTCGACAAGCCCGCGCGGGAAGGCTATGCGGCAGACCGGGCGCTGTGTCAGGGGACGGCACACCGGGACATCTTCGACGTGCGCGTGCCGATTGCCGGAACCTACGTCAATATCCTGACCTCCTTCCTGTACGCGCGCGACCCGGAAGTGAGCGTGGAACTGGCCGAGGCGGTCAGTCCGCGCGGCAAGGAGGATGCGCGCGCATTTGCAACGGCGCTGGAAATTGTCATCTCCCGGCTGTGGAAACAGGCCAGGCTCAAGGCCAGCGCCGATGCGATGGTGCGCTCCGGGTTGACCGTCGGCATTGGCTGGCTCAAGGCCGCATGGCATACCGAACAACCGCCAGAGCCCGCCACCGAACAGCCGGGCGAGAGCGTACAGGCACAGTCTGCCGCCATTGCGCAGTTGCAGCAGACCTTGCAGGAAGGTGTCCTCGGCGATGACGCACCGCAACAGGAAGAACTGCAACGGCGTATGACTGCATTGCAACAGGAAGTGCAGACCGAACCCCAATCCGGTCGCCTGTGCATCGATTTTGTCCGCGCCGAAGACATCCAGATTGCGCCCGAATGCGCCAGTCTCACCGATTATCTCAATGCCCCGTGGATGGCGCAGCGCCTGTTCCTGCCGCTGGATGAGGCCAAAGCGTTGTACCCGGATGCCGCACAGTGGCTGCACCAAGCGACGGCCTATTACCGCCAGCGCGATGATTCACAGCCCGCGCACGGCTGGGATGCGGCCAGTACCGGCAGCGGGGCCAGTTTCGGCACCCACGATTCGGCCAGTACCGGACGGCCCTGCGTGTGCATCTGGGAAGTGTGGGATAAATCCACCGGCCACGTACTGACGCTGGCCGAAGGGCTGAACCGCTGGCTGCGTCCGGCGTTCATCCCGGCACAGAAAACCACCCGCTTCTACCCGTTTTTCCAGTGGGCGGTGAACTGGAACGATGGCGCGCGCCATCCGCAATCGTTGCCCGACCGCTCGCGCCCCTTGCTCGAAGAATACGACCGCATTCGCAGCAACTACCGCCTGCACCGGCGGCGGGCGATTCCGAAGACCGGGTTTGACAAGGGCCAGCTCGCGCCCGAAGACGCGGCGCGTCTGGAAGCGGCGGTCAGCAATGAAATGGTGGCGCTGGATTTGCGCGGCAACGCCCCCAAAGATGTCATCTTCCCGATCAGCTACAACCCGATCGACCCCGCGCTATACGACACCGAAGTCATCCGGCAGGAACTGGAAATGATCTGGGGGATACAGGAGGCGCTGTCTTCGACAATCCGCACTGTCAAGACCGCGACCGAAGCCGACATCCAGCAGCAGGGGACGGAATCCAGATTGGGCTATGCCCGCGACGCGCTGGACGAAATCCTGTCTGATCTCGCAAAGCACACCGCCGAACTGGCCGTGTCCACCGCTGGATTGGAGCCGATGCAGGCACAGGTGCTGGCCGGACAGGAGGCGCTGTGGGTGAACGTCCCCGACCCGCGCCTGCTCGATACCGTGGTGACAGTCGATATCCGCGCCGGTTCCTCCGGCAAGCCGAGCACCTCACTCAAGCAGCAGCAGTGGAGCGTGCTCCTCCCGCAACTGCAACAGGCCGCGATGCAGATCGGCCAGATGCGCATGTGCCCGCCGTGGGAGATCGCCGCGTGCCTGGAACAGCTCGCCGTCGAAACCGTCCGCCGCACCGGCGATACCAGCATCGACCCGTACAGCTTTATCCCGCAGCCACCCGCGCAGCCATTCATCCCGCCCGAGATGGGCGCGGTACCACCTCCGCCCGACGCGCCTCCGATGCCGCCATCCGATGAATCAGGAGTCAGACCATGAGCCTGTCCAGTGTCTTCAAAAAAGTCTCCGACCCGCTGAACTTGCGCAAGCTGATGGATCCGCCCCAGAACAAGGCGGGCGAAGAGGCCAACCGGATGGAGCAGCAGCGGCGAGCGAATATTGCCAACACCACCTCACGGATCAATGACGCCTACCGCAACCCGCAGCGCGAAGCGGATATTGCCGGGTTTCTGGACGCGACCCGGCAGTTTTACCGGGGCGATCTTGACCGCCAGCACCAGGTCACACAGCGCGGGTTGAAATTCGCGCTGGCGCGCTCCGGCTTGACCGGCGGCAGTGTCGCCGCCGATCAGGGGCGCACCCTGGGCGAGGACTATCAACGCGGGATTTTGCAGGCCGACCGGCTGGCACAAGGCCACGCCAATGACCTGCGTAATGCCGATGAGCAGACCCGCATGAACCTGATTTCAATGGCCCAGAACGGCATCGACGACACCGGGGCAGGCATGCAGGCCGCGCAACTGATGCAGGCCAATCTGGCCGGGGCGCAATCGCAACTCAAGGCCAACACCCTGGGCGATGTGTTCGGCGGGTTCGGCACGCTGATCAAACACTCCCGCGACGCCGCCGAATCCCGGCGCGCCAACCGCGATTTTTACCACCTCTTCTACGGCAACACAGGAGGCCGCTGACATGGCATGGCCCGCAATGATTCCCTACATCCTCGCCGCGGCCAGTGCGGCGCAGCAGATGAACAACCAGCGCCAGGTGCACCACCGGCAGGACAATCTGCTTGCACAGCAGATCAGCCGCAACGCCGGGCAACAGCAACAGGCGACCCAGGCCATCGATCAGGCCATGCAGCAGCGCGCCAGTCAGAGCATGGAGGACACCCGCAAGGCCACCGCCGACCAGTACCTGCAACAGGTGCGCGCAGCGATGGGCAATGCCACCGGCGGCTTGACCCTGGCCGGGAATGGCTCCGAGGCGTACCGGCAGAGCGCGGAAAATGCAGCGCTGGGCATCGGCGATTATGCCGAGCGCACCGCCGATCTCATGGCGCGCATTGATGCGCCGATGCAGATGCGGCAGAGCGAAGCGCTCGGCAACCGGGAGCTCGGGATGAGCATCGGCGAGATCGCCCGCAGCGGACGCCACGATGATTTTCTGACCCAACTGAAACTGGCCCGGGTGCGGCCCGACCCGTGGGGCCAGTTGGCTGCGGTGGGTCTGGGTGTTGCCTCCGGTTACGGCCAACAGGCCGGATGGGGGCAGGAACCCCTGGCAAATATCCGCGGCAAGGCGCGGCTCGATGCCGACATGGCCGCCAAAAGCCAGCAACTGAACCGCCGCATCTGGGAGCAGCCGATATGGTAGACCTCACCCGCGCCATTCAAGGCGGCATGACGTTAGCCGGGGCATTCGGCAACGGCGATGCGGTGTATCAGCAACAGATGAGCCAGAGCGCGCAGATGGAAGCCATCCTCGCCCAGGCGCGCATGCGCCGCGATCAGGAGCGCGCGCGCGCCGAGCTTGACGAGACACTGCGCACCTTGGGACATGACCCGGCGCTGGCCGGGGTGATGAATGCCGGGTACGACCCAAGGGAGATTTCCGGTTACGATGCGAAGCAGCAGACGATGCGGTTCCGCGAAGGCGCGCTCAACGAAGCGCTCAATGGCAACCTGCCACGCTCCAATGCGTATCTGGCCGCGATTGACGGCAAGCCGCTGCCCCTGACCAAAATCGAGGGAAACAGCATCGTCAACCCCTACGCACTGGACGGCTATCAGGGCCCGACCGCCATCGGGCAGGCGATGATCGGGCGCAGCCGTGCCGAAGCCAGCGCCGCCGATGCGCTGGCCGGGAAGCGCACGGCTGAAACACG